GTCTGAACTTAATTGTAAAGACCTTATTCCTGAGAGGGGTAATCTTGATGTAGGACAGATTGTGTACTCTGATTATGCTTTTTGTTAAGTTTACCAGGGTACGCTAAAGCACTAAGGTATGCAAAATTGATTGTATACTAAATATTAAAAATTAAATAATAATTAAGGAAACTAAAACCTATGGCTATTTTAAAAAATGTTGAGTTATTCTGGGCACAATTAGATCCCAAGAAACCTAATTCTAAATTTAACAAAGAACAACCTACATGGGATGTTCAGATTCGTACTCGAGACAAGAAAGTTAAAGCGGAATGGGTAGCACTTAACTTGAAGCCTAAAACAGTAGAAGATGATGATGGAATATTTTATTCTGTAACTCTTCGCAAGAAAGCTAAGAAGAAGGATGGTACTGATAATCAACCAGTAACTGTAGTTGATGGTTCATTAAATCCTATTAACCCATCCAGTATTGGTAATGGTTCTATCGCTAATGTGCGTATTTTCCAATACGAGTACCCTCCAGAGAATAAAATTGCATCTATGATAATGGCTGTACAAATTACTAAATTAAAAGAGTATATCCCTAAATCTTCTGGTGATGAATTTGAAATCACCGATACAGAAATTGTAAGGGTAGCAGACGCCAATGGTGATGACGACTTTGAAGATAGTCCTTATTAATTAACAACTAGGGGACTTAGGTCTCCTATTTTATCAGGGATAATAGCTTAATGGTAAAGCAGTCGACTCATAATCGATTGAGTGTAGGTTCAATTCCTACTTGTCCCACCACACTCTCTTTAGTTCAATGGATAGAACAGTAACCTTCTAAGTTATTAATGTAGGTTCGATTCCTGCAGGAGAGACCACTTTAAATAAAATTAATTATGACAGATCAACTATATTTTACACTTAATGGAGATAATGAATTTAGAGAAAATTTATTATCGATTTCATCTACATATTATCCAAAAGTAGGTGAAGTAATTGATATTGGAAACTCTAAGTATATAATTCTGAAAAGAGAATTTTTTGCTAATAAAGAACAGGTAGTTTATACTGTAGAAATGATTGAGCATTAAGGAAATAAATGGCTAAAAAAATCGGAAAAGAAACAGTTAAAGGTGTAGTTAAACGCACATCACAGGGAGGTTCAAGACCTAAAACTTCAACAATGACTAAGACACAACGTCGCTCATTTAAACGTTATCGAGGACAAGGTAAATGAATAATTTCATCGCTGGTTTAGTTGGCTTAACTATTTTAGTTGCATCTATCTATGGATGGATAGCAAACTTTATAGCTATTCTGGCTATGAATGCTGATACCCAAGTTGGTTGGATTATCGGTCGTATAATTGGAGTATTTGTACCTTTTATTGGAGCAGTTCTTGGTTACTTCTGAATACACCATAACATTCACTGATTCTATTAGTGAATTTGAAATGTTACTTTTGTGTAAACTTGGAGATGATTTTTCATATAATGAGGATTATACTGTTTGCACAATTGAATCATTAATGGGAGAACGAGAATTTATCAGAGAGATTGCAGATTTAGTTGATGTAGAAAACATTGGATTAATTCAACATCTTGTAACTATGGAACCAGATTGGTTAAATTTTAAGTCATAATGATTGCATACAAACTATTTAAGAAACGTAAAGATGGAACTTATGGTCCATTATTTATTAATCGTAAACAGAAAATACAAAAAGGTGTTCTATATGGAGCAGAATCGCATCCTACTGTTGGCTACGCTTATCGCCCTGGGTGGCATTGCTGTTCTACTCCTAATGCGCCTCACTTGAGTTACAAAGATCGAGTTTGGTGTAGAGTAGAAATTCAAGATTACAATAGACATCAAAGACCATATAATCAAGGCGGTTTATGGTATACCGCTAACTACATGCGTATTTTAGAAGAACTTTTATGAAACAAAGAACAGTATATTTAGCAGGTCCAATGGAACATGTTTCTATTGAAGATGCAAAGGGATGGAGAACAATTGCTACTGATTTACTATTACAAGCAGATCAGAAAGTATTAGATCCCACTCGTAGAGTTCATGAATTTCAACCTAAATATATGAAACGTATATTTGAGTTAGATCTTCGTGATATTCAAGAATCAGATTTAATCCTTGTTAATTTAGATAATCCTACAATTGCCAAACACGGTACTGCAATGGAAGTTTTTTATGCTTCTTATGTATTACGAAAACCAGTAGTTGCATTTAAAGCTAATGCTTTTACTATCCACCCTTTCTTTGAGTCTCTAGTTACAGAGTGGAGATCTACAGTAGACAAAGCTTGTGACACTATTATTACGGAGTATTTAGATTAATGCCTTATATTCGACAAGACTTTAAACAGTTCTTACATACAAAGAGTGTAGCTGAGGTTGGTGATTTATGCACTACCCCTGGTGAGTTAAACTTTGTTATTACTTCTATTGTACGAGATTATTTTAATCGTACAGATAAAGGTAACTACCAAGCAATTAACGATATTGTAGGTGCTCTAGAAGGTGCTAAGATTGAGTTTTATCGTAGAATAGCTGCACCTTATGAAGATAAAAAGATTCAAGAAAATGGAGATGTATACTAATGAAGTTTACAATATCTAAGATTAATGAAAATGAAGATGGTAGTGCTAATGTTATACTAGACTTAGATAACGAAGCAAGAGAATACCTTATGAATTATGCTTTTATACATATGCTAAAACAAGCTATTGATGAGGGCAAACTATATAAACCAGAGGATCAAGATGTACGTACCAGTATATGAAGTGTATTCGTATGATGATAAGCGTGGGGTAGTAGGAACATATAATGACTTTGAAAATGCTGTAACTGCATGGAAAGACAATATGAATTTCTTTACTATCAAATGTATTTGGCCTACATCTGTAAAAAACAGATCTAAGGAGTTAAATACAATTGGTGCTGTAAATGACTATCGTAACTTATTAAATACGTGGGCTATTGAAGATGGTGATGATGAGTGGGAAGTAGATCAGCTTATGAAATACTTAAAAGAAAATCCAACAACATTAAAGAGCACTATTCTTACTCCTAACTACCAGAGTGCTATTAATCCTAGTCACTACCAGAGTTATATAATGGATTTACAATGGCTAGAGGCTATGCAGTATCTCCCTAGCTTCCGTGATCCTACCTGCTTTAAAGCAGCAGTAGAATTACAAGTACGAAAGTATCTTGACCGTTTAGGTGGTAAAGATGCTGAACAACAAGAGCTTGGTAAAGCATTATGGTATTTAAAATTCCTACTTGCTTATACTAAGAACAATAATCAACCTATTCGAATTAAAGATATTGAAAAAATTTTAAATGAGTAATCTAGTATTTGACATTGAAAGCGATGGTCTACTAGACACTGTAAGTAAAGTTTGGATGATTGTGACAAATGATACTAATACTGGTGAAGAGTTAATCTTTACTGACTATGATCCACAATACCCAAGCCTAGAGCAAGGCTTACAACACTTATCGAAAGCAACAAGTTTGATTGGCCATAATATTATTGGCTATGATTTACTTGTGCTCCGAAAACTATACAATTGGATTCCAAATAAAGAGACTAAATTATATGATACGATGTTACTATCGCAAGTCATTAATTATGATCGATTTAATGGAAAGCATTCTCTAGCTGTATGGGGTGATTACCTTGGGCATAGCAAAGTTGAACATGAGGACTGGAGTCAGTACTCAATCGACATGCTACATCGGTGTAGAGAAGACGTAAAGATTAACGTTAAGGTCTATAGAGGTCTTATTAAAGAATTAAAAGGTATGACTGAGAAAAAGCCATATCTTAAAACTTCTATTAAAAATGAGCACCTTACTGCACAATTTTGTGCTGATGCAGAATATATAGGATGGCAATTTGACAAAGATGCTGCAACAAAACTATTGGCTGCGATGGAAGCTCAAATGGAAGAAGTTCAATCCATTATTGAGCCACGACTTAGTACAGAAACTAAAGTCTTGGATAAACAACCTAAAATACCAAAGTGGATTAAGAACGGTAATTATGATGCCGTTACTGCTAGATATTTTAATATTGATCCTTCTAATGGCAGGGATGATCGTCTGGTAGAAGGTCCATATCAACGATTTGAATATGTACAACCTGATCTAGGTAATATTGATTCAGTTAAATTGTATTTACATAAAATTGGTTGGGAACCTGATGATTGGAATTGGAAGAAACAAGGGAACGAATTTATTAAAGTATCTGAAAAACTAACTACTAGTTCACTAGAAAAGTTAGGTGAAGTAGGAATGCTAATTGATAAATATTATACTACTAGATCTAGACATTCTATTTTGTCTGGATGGTTGGAGTCTTTAGATGAGAATAACCGATTACATGGTAGTTGTTTTACTATCTCTACTCCAACTGGTCGTGCTAGACATAGTGGTATTGTCAATGTTCCAGGTGCTGATTCAGAGTGGGGTGCAGATATTCGCAAGCTATTTATGGCCACTCCTGGGTATACAATTATTGGCGCTGACTCTTCTGGTAATCAATTTAGAGCTTTATGTCATTATCTAAAAAATGATGAATACACAAATGAAGTTTTAAATGGAGATGTTCATCAGAAAAATGCAGATGTATTAACAGCTGTAATGACAGAGGAACAATCTAAATTTCCTAAAATTATTAAAGATCCTACTGTATCTCGTAAACTAGCAAAACCATTCATTTATGCTTATTTGTTTGGTGCTGGTGGTGAGAAAGTTTCTTTAATTTTAACTGGTGTTCGTAATGCTAAACTTGGTAATAAGATTAAAGCTGAGTTTGCAAAACGTATTCCAGGACTAGATTCATTGATTAAGCGTATTAATGCTGTTTATAACCAAACAGAGTTACGTGGCAGTCCTTGGATTCCTGCACTTGATGGTAGAAAGATTCCCTGTGAATCTGCTCATAAGTCTCTCAATTATCTATTACAGAGTTGTGAAGCTATTACATGTAAAGCAGCTACTGCTCTTACTTATGTTAGACTCCAAGAGGAGAACATACCATTCAATCCATTGATATTTTATCATGACGAGATTGAATTTGAAGTCCCTATCGAGTATGCTGAAAGAGCATCTGCAATTGCTAAAAAGGCTTTTCAAGATGGTCCAAGGTTATTTGGTGTGGATATTATGGATGGTGAGTCCAAAATCGGTAATAACTGGTATGATGTACATTAACTGGGAATAAAATGTATAACGATATAAATGATAGAATTAAAAAAGCACTTTTAGAATCTCTTTCTTTAAAGACTGAAATGAAAAATAAAACTATTGAATCACAGAAAACCTGTGCTCATGCAGCATTAAACATGTTACATATTGTGGACCCTTACTCTTGTATTCTAGGTGGAGCACCACGAGACTGGGCATTAGGTAACCCTGCAAAGGATCTAGATATTTATATTCATGGATATCCTAATGAGTCTAGAGATAGTATCAAAGACAGGATATCACAAGCATTAGAACTTCAAGCTGATGAATTAGAAGATGTAACAAATAATTCTTATTATACACATAGTTTAGATAATGGAGTTGTTGGTGTATTAAACGTAAAAAATTGTTTTATGCCAATTCAAATTGTATTATGTGATAGACAACCAATTGAGATGTTAAACACATTTCATGGCAGTTTGTCTAAAGCTTCTTATACTCGTGGTTATTATTGGGATTATTTAACTAATTCGGAAGATTATGAATTAGACACTAGTGTAGAGTTTGACATTAGTAAAGAATTCAAAGTTCATTTAATTAGAAAGAATGATGATCCAAAGTATATAGCTAAAATTAAAGCTAAATACCCTGAATTTACACACATACACGAATCATGAACATTTTTTATTTAGACAAAAACCAAACAGAATGTGCTAAGGCTCACTATGATTCTCATGTAGTAAAGATGATTCTTGAGTCAGCACAGTTATTATCTACCGCCCATCATCTAGTTGGTGATGGTGGACCTTACAAAAAGACACATGACAATCATCCTTCTGCTGTTTGGGTTCGTAGTAGTATTAAGCATTATATGTGGCTTTATATTCTTATGGAAGAACTTGGTAAAGAGTATACTCACCGATTTGGAAAAATACATAAAACTATTTTAGATCATTCAGCTACACTTGCTAGTTTTCCAAGGGACATTAAAGCAGATGACTGGCAAGATCCTCCTTTAGCCATGCCAGATCATTGTAAATTAAATGATGCAGTTGAATCATATCGAAATTATTATTTAACTGAAAAGATAAACTTAATGCGATACACAAATAGAAATGCACCCTCATGGTTACAAAAGAAGATCGCTACGATTCCCTGTATTTAGATCTTGCTAAAAGAATAGCACTAATGTCTCATGCTGAGAAGCGTAAGGTTGGTGCTATTGCAGTAAAAAATAATAATATTCTCAGCTTTGGTTTTAATGGGACTCCAACAGGTTTCCCTAATAAATGTGAAGATGATTATAATAAAACACTATCCTATGTAATTCATGCTGAAGCAAATTTAGTCTCTAAGGCTGCTGCAGAAGGTTTGAGTTTAAAAGGATCAACAGTATATGTGACAACTGCTCCTTGTGACAATTGTTCACTGCTACTAATCCAATCTGGCGTTGAAAGAGTAATATTTTCAGACAGATATAAAACTGATTCAGGTATTTTAACATTAATTCACAGTAATATAAGAGTACAACAAAAATGAAAAAATCATTAGTATACAGAGTTCCATCGGCAACATATACTTATCCTCGTGGCGATAAGTATTTATATCTTAGCTTTGTAGATCGTCCTACAATTATTAAGTATAAAGTTCGTAATAAAGTTGGCAAGAAACTACTAGCTCGAGTTAAGAAATATGGCTTTGAGAAAGTAACCTACCCAGTATGATAGCATTAGTAGACGGAGACGTTTTACTATATCAGTCTATTTGGGATACTGAAAACGTAGAAGAAGCTAAGATTAAATTAGACATAGTTCTTCAAGAAGTTATTGAAAACACCTTTTGCACTGATTATCTCATTGCAATTGGTGGTCTAAATAATTGGAGAGAAGAGTTTTTTAAAGAATATAAAAGAAGTGCATCTAGGTTAGCATCTAAGAAAAATAGGGCTGAATATTTTGATGAACTCAAAGAATGGTTTTGTAATCATCCTAATGCTGTAGTTGCTCACGGATTTGAGGCAGATGACTTAATTCGAATTTGGGCGTTAGAAGCGACTAGGGATAATGATCCGTTTGTAGTATGTACAATAGACAAAGATCTAGATTGTATTCCTGGTAAACATTTTAAACCAGGAAAAGATGAACATTATGAAGTAGATGAGGAGTCAGCTGATATCCACTATTGGAAACAAATTCTAATGGGTGATGCAGTAGATAATATTCCTGGACTACCTAAAATCGGGCCAGTAAAGGCTTTAAAGATTTTAGAGGGCTGTGATAATAATAATAAAAGAAAGGCAGCAGTAATAAATGCTTACAAAGAACATTATGGCGACCAGTGGAAACCGTATTTACTTGCTAATGGCAGGTTAATCCACATCTGGCGCTGTATAAATGACCACTTCCAAATTAAAGAAGAAGGATAATGGCCACTGGGATTTTACTGAACAACTTGATCATGAAAATGCTTTTGGATTTATTTATTTAATCAAAGATAAAAGTAATGGTATGATGTATATTGGTAAAAAAATATTCAGAGGTAATGGTAAGCTTAATAAGGGTAAACCAAGTAATTGGAGAACTTATACTAGCTCATCAAAGGATATTAATGCACTAATAGAAGAGAATGGTATAGATTCATTTGAATTCCATGTATTAGAACAGTATTATACAAGAGGTGGTTTGAGTTGGGCAGAGACATGGTCTCAATGTTTTGTCGAAGTTCCAACTAATAATCATATTTGGTATAACAGATTTATTGATAAAGTACAATGGCGTTCTTCTGAAGTAGTATCTCTTAGACATCGTAAAAGATTAAATAAATTAGCAGGATTAAAATAATGAAACTAATTGGTTTTACATTTGGTTTTTGTTCAATGCTTATAGTATTGACACAAACAGTTAACTTATTAATGGGCACAGAACAATGGACTTCAGCAGACTTTCTATTAGTCTCTGTAGCCTTTAGTTTATTATCAACTGCCTTTTTTGCAGCTAACAATGTAATTAATAAATAAAATGGGAAAAATAGTTGTAAAGGATCAACCTTGCCTAAGTGAAGACTGTGGTAGTAGTGATGCTAGACAGGTATACGAGGATGGAACCTCATATTGTTTTTCATGTAAAGGCTGGTTTCCAAATCAAAGTAAGGATTCTTTTGTGACAACTAAAAGGGAAAATTATGGCACTGAAACATTAGAAGAGATTTCTAGTTACGCTATAAGAGGTTTTGCTGACCGCAAAATCACAAGAAAAATTGCAGAACACTTCAATATAAGGGTTACAGTAAATGAAAATGGTGACATCAATTCGCATTATTACCCATATGGTATTAATGAAATTACAGGATATAAAAAGCGCACTCTTCCTAAAGAGTTCACAGTTGTGGGAAAAATTAAAAGCCTTTTTGGTCAAATGCAAGCAGGCAATGGGGGTAAACAGTTAGTAATTACTGAAGGTGAAATTGATGCATTAACTGTATCACAAGCTTGGTTTGATAAATACGAAAAAATTTATCCAGTAGTTTCTATACCATCAGCAAGTCAAACTAATATTCTACTTAGTAATCGAGACTGGTTACGTAGTTTTGATTCTGTAGTCATTTGGTTTGATAATGATGAACCAGGAAAAGAGGCTGCAGATCGTGCTGCTAAAATTATTGGTTTCGATAAAGTTAAGATTGTTAAAAATACAAGCTTAAAAGATGCTAATGAATTATATGTTAAAGAGGGACATCTTGCAGTTCTCTCTCAGATCTGGGATGCACAAGCTTGGAGTCCTGTAGGTATTGTTAATTCAGCAGATACTTGGGACTTATATAAAGCAGAATCAGAAATAGATTATGTACCTTGGCCTGAATTTGCTGTAGATTTAAATAAAAAGATTTATGGTAGATGCTTAGGTTCTATTACTGTGTTATGTTCGGGTACAGGTATGGGTAAGAGTTCTTTCTTAAAGGAAGATCAATATCACCTACTACAAACAACTGAACACAAGATTGGTATTTGTTCTTTAGAGGAGAGTGTATCTGAGACTGTTGAAGGTATTATGGCTTTGCATTTAAATAAGCGTATCCAGTTACCTGATGTTGAAGTCACTGAAGATGAAGAGAAAAATGCTTGGGTTGAAACAATGGGTACAGGTCGTATCATGTTTCTAGACCATCAAGGATCAATGGGAGATGATTCTCTTATTGATAAAATGGAATTTATGGCTTTAAGTGGATGTAAATTTATTTATCTCGATCACATTACTATTGCAGTATCAGATGCTGAGGATAATGATGTTAATCGAGCTACAGATAAACTTATGTCAGACTTATTAAAGTTAGCCAAACGTCATGGTATCTGGATTGGTGTTGTTAGCCATTTGAGAAAAACAAACAATAACCAAAAATCTTTTGAAGAGGGTGCTGTACCTTCAGATGATGATTTAAAAGGTTCTGGTTCACTAAAACAAATTGGTGCACAACTAATTGCTATTAGTAGAAACAAACTTGAAACAGATCCTATACAAAGACATACTAGTAAACTTTGGGTATTAAAAGATAGATGGACTGGCAGAACTGGTCCAATGGGTCAATATAGATTTATTGAAGATACAGGTAGATTGATTAATGCAGGTAATAATTTTGAGGATCTCACTATATGATGAGATACTCTGTATTTGCTTATGATTATTCTACTAAGAAATATAACGAGTATATTTATGAGAATAGTAAAGAATGTGAGGCAGCTCTTGAAAGCTTTACCGAGTTTGATATTACTGCCTTTATATGTATTTCAGATGAGTCGATGGAAGGGATGATAGCAGAAGTGTTGCTACGCCCTGGTGCTTGCTTTAACGCTTAATAATAAAAATAATAATGAAATACTACGATATTGAAATTGATTTAGATAAAGATAAACTTTTAACAGATTATTCCTTTGACATGATACTAGAGTTCTATGCAAAAGATAATGAAAAATCTCCACAGGAAGTTTATGCTAGAGCTTGTCGTGCTTGGAGCACATTTAAAGGTCAAACAGATTTAGAGTTAGCTCAAAGACTGTATGACTATATCTCAAACAAATGGTTTATGTTTGCCTCACCTGTATTATCGAATGCTCCCGATATTAATGGTAAAGGTAAAGGAATGCCAATCTCTTGCTTTTTAACTTATGTTCCTGATACTGTCTCTGGTCTTATTGATCATAGCTCTGAAATTCGTTGGTTATCCGTCATGGGCGGAGGGGTCGGAGGTCATTGGTCTGACATCCGTAGTGTATCTGACATTGCTCCTGGGCCTATACCTTTCTTAAGCACAATTGATGCTGATATGACTGCTTATAGGCAGGGTAAAACTAGAAAGGGCTCTTATGCTGCATATCTCGATATTGATCATCCTGATATTCTTGAATTTATTAGTATTCGTGTTCCCACAGGTGATAACAATCGTAAATGTCTTAACTTACATAACGCTGTTAATATCACTGATAATTTCATGGAAGCTGTCAAAGAAGGTAGAACATATGAGCTTGTTGATCCAAAGAAAGGACCAACAGGCGAATCCCTTGATGCTAGAAAAGTATTTATCAAGTTATTGGAAACTCGCTTTCGTACAGGTGAGCCTTACCTTAACTTCATTGATACTGTTAATGACGCATTACCTATTCAATTAAAGGAAAAAGGTTTAAAAGTACATGGTAGCAACCTCTGTAATGAAATTCATTTACCTACGAATGAAGATCGTACAGCAGTATGTTGTTTAAGCTCTGTTAATCTAGAACACTATGATCAATGGAAACATACTAATATGGTTAAAGACCTAGTAACGATGCTTGATAATGTGCTAGAATACTTTATTGAAAATGCTCCACCTAGCTTGAGTAGAGCAGTTTATAGTGCTACACAGGAAAGATCTATTGGTATTGGTGCAATGGGTTTCCATAATTTATTACAAAGTAGAATGATACCTTTTGAAAGTAATGATGCTTCTAAGCTAAATATTGAAATATTTAATTATATTAAAACTGAGGCAAAAGATGTATCTAATTCCCTAGCTGATAGTCGTGGACCTGCTCCAGATATGGCACCATTAATGGTAAGACATTCACATTTACTAGCAATTGCACCTAATGCTTCCTCTGGTATTTTATTGAGCACTTCTCCTAGTATCGAACCTAATA